ATTACCTGCTAATATCAAACACAGTGCTAAAGGGTCAAACACAATAACAATCAATATAATAACCCAACGTACTGCCCGTTCTAGTATGTTGGCATCAGGATTGTCGCCATAAACCAATGCCGCAATATATTTGATAGGGCCAACTTCAGCTTCAACTTTTCTTAATTCTGCTGCCAAGGGCGCACGTTCTTCATTTAATCGGGCAATCGATACTTGTGCTTTAGCAATATCATTTTGTAATTGGTCACGTTCTTTTTGTTGGCTACGGCGGAGATTGGCGCTACGGGTGGCTCCACGTTCGTCGGTGGTGCGGGACAGGGTTTGATCCACACTAGAATCCAACTGTTTAAGAGCCTGTCGAGCAGCATCAATGTTTTCCCGTTGTGTTCGTATACGTTCATCAATTATAGCAACCTGACTTGAACTGTCACCTGATACTAGACTTTGATCACTATGCGCTTTAGACAGCAGACCAAAGATTCCCAAACTGGTCAGCAGCATTAACAACATTACCGCCGGCACCAAGTAACTTTTAAATCCCCACCCTAACCTTGACCAATTGCGATGTAGAAATACCGTAGCTACTATTTTGCCCATTTCTAAGGCACTGCCCATTATGATCACCGGTACAACAGCAGCGGCAAAAATAGCAGTAAGGCCAGAAATAGAGTAGTAAGCGGCTACTGTACTCAGCAATAAAGCTGTGGCTAAAATTACATATCCAAATAGCATAACCAGTATTTATACTGGTTTTACCCTATGGTGTATTCCACCAATTTAATGCCTGCTTCACGTATAGCCAATTCACAAATAGGACAAGGTTTGGCATTTAGTGGACGGCCATTCGCCCCATAACGTTCAATGTGTATCTTGTGTGGGACACCTTTGCGTATTTTGACCAGCGCCGACACTTCAGCATGTAGATAAATTTTATAATCTTCTCCAGCTTCGGCGGCCAATTGTGCCTGCTTGGGATGAGTCTTTTTGGGAAAGTTAGTACCTTCACTCAGCAAGCGACCGCGCTTGTCGTAGACCCGCGCAGTCATTTTAGGATAAGTATTCATCGAGTATTCAGTGCCGGAGCGTATTCGCGAATCAGTTCACGCTCACGCGCATGAGCAGCAAGTCGTCCGCGCACCTTTTCCACTAGCCAGTAAGTAAAACTTTCAGCGCCGTATGTGCGAATTGCCGCACATAGCGTCCAGGGCTTGTCTTCGTTTAGTGCCCGCTGAATGTGCTTTTGAACACGCACCTTGAGCGCACGGTTTACACTGCCGCTAGCAACAGTGATGCCAATGTACTGCTCGCCAGTGACAGTGTTTTCCAAGCAGTAAACTGCATGGGTACTGTCACTACGCCGCTTGCGCTTTTTTGGGGGAGTTGTGGTGTCCATGTAGTAATTATAGCACCAACCCAAATGGGCGTCAACCAAAATGCAGGTGTTGTATCTCTACAACACCCGGGGTCAATGCAAAGTTACGCTGGCTAGACTTTCAGGATCGTCTACACCCATTAGATATAAGACTTCTTTGATCTTGTCCGGCATATGCCCTGAATAGTCTTCAGGAAAAAATACAGTTTTTAATTCTCCTGAATTAGTAATAATAAACCCAAAATCGGTATCGGTTATTTCTTTTTCGTAAATATCACTCACGTTTTCTTCAAAACTTGTCATAATACCGACTCCTTATAGTTGTGTTACATTAGTATTTAACTTAAAGTTTAGCAGCCACTTGCATATCTCGTTGAGTTTTTCGCTCTTTAGGTCTAGAATAAAACGTATGGTTATCAATTCTACCAGTTTTGTTTAGATTTTTCCAATTGGGCTTAACTGTTTGGTTATGAAAGTATGTGGCCCCAGCAGTAATGTCAAAAGCCGGAACTGTCATTAGATATGTAGCAATACGCCAACTGTCTCGCCATTGTTGGTTATTTCTTGTAACTAATCCGGGCTCACAGCGCCAGCTGAATTGACAACTTCCGCCAACACGCTGATTAACTACACCACAAACAGTCTTTGCAAACTTACCACTGCGAACTCGATTCAGTGTAACCAATCCCACAGCCATTTTACCTGCTAGACTTTCACCAGCAGCTTCGTGGTAAATGTTTTCAGCTAGACAAGTCAACTCGCGCTGATTAACGGTGCGAGTTGCAACTCGATCTTGTTCGTCTACATACTTAATTTCACGATACTGAGCAGCAATTTCGTTTTCTCTAGCAACTGCTCGTTGCTCGTGATAGTAATTAATTCCAAAACACGTAGTGGTCGCTATTAAAGCCCACAATCCTAGTATTATCTTCAATACTATGCTCCTGTAATAATGCTCCCGCGGGTAACAGGTTGAATTCCAGTGGTAGTTAATATATAGTGGTCAGATAACTCTTTTACTACCGGCGTGTGCATCATAACAGCAGAACTGAACAGTTCAACTGTGTGTTCAATGTCCATGGCCATCATAGACTGCATTAAACCAATGCCTTGACTGCTAGGTACAACATTTAGTGGCTTGGACAGCGTCCAGCCTTGGTTAGTAGTACCCTCTACCCGAGCCAAAATTTCATCACCGTTGACTAATTTGAAACTGACAATGTCACCAGTAGTGTAATTGAGTTTGACTAGCATAATATTTACCTTTTAAATTAACATTATACAGTCAAACCCTGCCGCTGTCAATAGGCTGCTGCGTAGTGGCCTACCATGGCATTTTTGCTGTAGCCCACAGTGTTGGTCTCAAAAAAGTTTTCAATAGCGTTGCTGCTGGTCAACCAGTCCAACCACTCAAAAGGATTTTCAACGTTGAACTGTGTTTTGAAACCCAATTGTGTCATGCGATAGTCGCACACAGCACGAATGTACTGTTTGACTTCGGTTTTGGTAATACCTTGTACACCACCCATCTCAAACGCACGGTCAATGAATTTATCTTCCAGTTCTACCACCTTCGCAGCAGTGAGATAGATCTCGCTCTTAAACTCGTTGTTGACCACACGTGGATGTTCAGCTAGGAACTTTCTAAACAACAGTGCAATGCCCTGCACATGTACGCTTTCATCGCGAATGCTCCACAAGTTGATGTCGCTCATGCCAGCCATTTTGCCAAATCGCTGGAAGTTTAGCAGCATGGCAAAACTGGCAAACAAGCACACACCTTCAATCAGTACCTGCTTGGCCAAGCTGATGCCAATTTCTCTATAGCTGCGATTGTTCATGTCCATCATGTACTCGTACTTTTCCTTCATGTCCTCGTACTCAAGGAACTCTTGGTAAAAGTTGTCGCCAAAGCCTAAAGTGTCACTGAGCAGGGCGTAGGCACGTTGATGTACGCCTTCACGCCCCGCAAAGCTGCCTAGCATGTTGCGTACCTCGTTGTTTTTAAACACCGGAATCAAGTTGTCGTAGTAGTCACCGCCCACTGCTACGTCGCTTTGAACAAAGAGACGTAGGATACTGTTGATAAAGTATTTTTCTTGTTCGGTAATTTTGCCGGTCTTCCACTGCTCTACGTCCTCTTGCAGTTTGGCCTCGCCCTCGTGCCAATGCAGTTCTTCATGCAAGCGTGTGATCTCCACAAACTCAGGATACGCAGGAACATAAGTTTTACTTGTTTCTAATAATGACATAATTTTTCCTTTTTAACCTTCACAAGCAACACAAGTCTCAGACTCTGTAGCTTCCTTCCAATCTTCTAGCTTGACTCGCTGCATTTCCTTAACAGTATCAGCAGCTACTTTAGCACCTGTTTTAAAGTAGTACAAGCTCTTTAGCATAGTACTACGTAGGGCTTTCAAATGTACGCTGTTAATGTAAGCACGATCTGATCCAGGTAGGAAAAACAAGTTCAAACTTTGACTTTGACAAATGTACTGCTGACGTGCTTCAGCATGTTCCACTAACCAATGCTGATCAATCTCCCATGCAGTTTTGAACACTTCCTTTTCTTCGGCATTTAATTCAGCCAAATGTTGCACAGAACCGTTGTTCTTTTCGATGTTTTTCCAAGTTTCTGGCGTGTTTGTGCCGTATTTTTCCAGCACTGGTTCCAAGTAGCGGTTACGTACTTGAAAGATGCCGTTGCGTGTTTTTTGTGTGTAGGCATTACTGGCCATGGGCTCAAT